TCGAGACTGTAAATCAGATTACGCAGGGTCAGGGATACCGATTGCGACAGACGACAAAGTGAAGGTGTTGCCCGAAGTCACCGACTGCGAAGCTGTGAGCGAACCCGTAGCCAGCAAGCGGCTGTTCGAGGTGTCCACGATAGCGTAATGGGTTGCAGTGCCAGTGCTAGTCACCGATCCGTCGCTGATAGCTGCTACAACAACCTCACGACCACCGCCAGTGCGATCTTGCGGTGCGCCAATCGACAGCGATGTGCTGTTGCCGAGGGCGTAGGTGCTGTTCGCTTCAGTGTAGGTCGTAGCCTCCTGCGACGTAATCAGAATTTTATTCGCCTCGGTGTCAAGAACGGTTAGGCCGTTGTCAAAGACCCGATCTCCAAGTGTAGCCATGACGGCCTCCATTCAGTTTGCATATGCTGGCGCAGTGTTGTTGCCAGCTTTCGTCCATTTTATTCTACCTTACCAAGGGGTGCCTTGGATCGTCGGCGGGGTCTGCTGGTCTCGGATTTGCTTCTCGACCATGTTCTCAACAGCGGTCATGTCGAAGCCCTCGGATTGCCAAACCCATCCCAGAACATCCGATTGCGTCAGTTCTGCGAACGGCTTGAAGTCCGGCGCGGATGCATCGGGCGCGAAGGATACGGACCCGTAGACGCAACCCTTGGTGCCGTCTGCCTCATCCTCTCCGGTGCATTCCCAATGGGCTTGGGTGACCCCGCCGTCAGCAGCGTTGCGATCCAGTTGGAGGATCTTCCATTCAAGTTCAATCATTTTTAGTCTCCTTACCAAGTCGAAAGCGCCGCGCGCTTCCAAGTGTTTGTTGCCACGCAGACATAGACGTAATTGCTGCTCCAGCAGATCTGACCAGTGGTACCAGTTGCCGACGCGCTGGCCGGGGTTTGGGCCGTGCGAATGCGGATCGCGTCCGAGTTCACATCAAGCGCCTCGGTTGGGGTGGGTGTGCCGATGCCGACCCGGCCCGACGAGTCGATCCGCATCCTTTCAGACGAGGCCGTGCCGTTGGTCGTGAAACGCATCGAGTCGTCCGTATGAAAGTAAAACAGCGCCCCTATTTCGGCGGCGTCAGTGTCCGAAAAAGTCACGCCGCCCGAGGCCCCATTGCCGCCAAGAAAGGCCAAATATGCGCCTGCTGCGGTCGTCCCATTCCCCGAACTCACTACCACGGTGGTGTTGCCATGCAGAGAGGGCGTGGACGACACGGCTCCACCAAGGCGGCTCACCTGCATCCGCGCTACGGGAGACGTATCGCCGATGCCGACCCGGTTGTTTGTGGCGTCAACGTAGAGCGTGTCGGTGTCAACGGTCAGGTTGCCGGTGATCTCAGCATCACCAACAACATCAAGCGTGCTAGAGGGGCTTGTCGTGCCGATGCCGACCCGGTTGTTGGCGGCGTCGACCTTGAATGTGGTTGTGTCAACGGTCAGCCCCGCAAACGACGGGCTATCGGTAGTCGCCACCCCTTGGTCGAGGGCTTTGACAGACGCCTCGGACGTCAGTTCGCTGTCCATGAGCGCGCCCGCAGCCGTGACATTGGCGGTATCGGTCACATCTGCCCCAGCTTCGACCCCGTCGATCTTGTTGATCGCAGCGTTGATCTTGGTGCGGACGCTGGAGCCGCTTTCGCCGTCGTTGAATGTGGTCATGGTCTTTCCTCTTCATCTGGCTGGCCAAGGTCGCTTGGCCGAAACTATGCCTGATTATGCCAACGAAGCCAAGCGCCGGTACATCTTGACCTTGCCGCCCGTAAAACTGCCCGAAGTCGCATTGATCGCGCCGAACTTGACCTTGCTGATGCTCTGCTTGGTCGCATCCCGGATGACTGCCGAAAAGGTATCCACCACGTCGCTCTCATATTCCTTTGTCACGTACAGGTCAGACGATGTGGCGTGAACCGTCTTTTGCAGGAATGGGGTTTTGACGTGGACTTGGCCCTCGACGTTATCAAATCCAGCCGTCCCGACCGTCGTCGCCGTGTCGCCAACAATCGCGATCTGCTGATAGGCCGCGTCAGTGTCCTTGTAGAGCGATATTGCGAAGCTGACCGTGGTTGGCGATCCGGTGTAGTTCCTCGTGAAGCTGGTCGTGACCGCCTCGAACACGAACAGATATTCGAAATAATCATCGAAGTCCGGGCTTTCGATCTCTGCTACGGACCCGTCAACGGCATGATCCCAGATCACACCGTCCGCCCCGTCACCGACAACCGCCATGTCGTAGGGGTGCCAGATGCCCGGAGCAAGAGGAGATCCCGGACCAGCAGTGATGACCGCAAGCAGATTGTCCCGGTATTTGGTCATCAGCGTCTGGGTGATCGGGCTGTCCTGATCGATCTCTGCGTCGGTGATTGCGGTGTACGTCGTCATCATCCCATCCTTGCTGCGGTGCTGCCATCACTCAGGACGCCACTTGCGTCGCCAATATAGCCGCTCTTGAACGGCACGCTGGCCGGATTGTAGTCTGCGCTTCCAGCTGCCATCACGTAGTAAATCCGACCATAGAGTGTCGTGTCCTCGACCACGTATTCGACGATCTCATTCGGAACAACCTCCTCCCTGCTCGACACCATCCAGATTCGCTGCCGACGCGCGCCATATTGGTCGACATCGAGGTGGTGCGATATCTGGAATGTGTCGCCGATCTGATATGAACCGTCCTTGATGTCGACCCGCAGCATGGCCTGCGTCGGCAGTTCATTGTAGCGGCGGGAAATTCTTGTTGCTGTGTTCGTCGCGGCAATGCTCTGGCTAATCCAGCCGCCGAAGATCGTCCTGATGCTTGGCGTCCCATACAGGTTGTCCGTCTCGCTCTCGAGATTGGCGATGACGTACTGCTCTGCGTAGTTGGTCGGCTCAGTGTCGCTGGCGGTGTAATCCCGCTGAAGGTAATAGACCCAGACCTGAGACGCTCGCTGCCTCGGCAGATCCTTCATCGCAAAACTGCCGCTGAGAATGTTGCTCTCCTCAGTCAGGGTGTCTGGCAACTCATCGTATCCCTTGATCACTCGCGCCTTGATCAGCTGCTCAGTCTCTTCCCACCAGAGGATGAACTGAAATTGTTCTGCCATGTCGGCAACCAGCCCTGAGATCGAATAAGGCTCAGTCAGCACTCTGTTGAGGCGGATCCCGGACAGGAAAGCGACAATCTCTTCGTAGCTCGTGCCGCCAGATTTCAGATCGGTCATGTACGCCGCAGGGATGCCGCCCCGCGTCTCAAGCAGATCCACAAGAGTGTCTTCAACCGTCGCGCCTGAGTATCGGATACACTGCTGGACAGCCTCATCCACCGAGTGCTCTTCGGCTGTCGTGCTGTCGGTCGCACGTGTCACGCCGGTGAAGGTGATGCCATTGGCCGACGTTGCGCGACCGGTGTATTTCATCAGCTCGTCGCCGATCCGCAGCGTTCCAGAGGCGTCGTAGTCTGCCTCCACCGCGTTCGCCACCTCAAAGGTGATGGCACTGGCATCGATGTCCGTGTACAAGACGCCGGGCGAAAGCGTTGGTGCCTGCGCCTGACGCTCCTCGATCCGCGCCAGAACGTCCTTGCACTCAATCGTTATTTCGCCAGCGCTGTTCTGCTTGCTGATGCCAGAAATGAAGTAAAGCCTGACGCTCATCTGGTCAAGGTCTTGACCGGCGTAGCCCTCGTAGATCTTGACTTGGATGTTGGTCCGGTACTTGTTGCGCACCAGCCACCGCGCCCAAAACGATCCGCGATCCGCCGACAGCGGATCCCACGAACGACCAGACACATACGGATCGACAAGACGGTCGGTGTGCTGGAAGTCCATCAGCCGGATGGTGCAAAGCGCCCGGTTGCCGATCCCATTGGCGTCGCTGTTTGCGCCCGCAAGATTGGCTCTCGTCGGGCTGGTGCTGACTGAGACCAAAGAGGGGAAGATGTAATTGGGATAGGTGCCATTGACCGGGTCGAACTGGGCACGAGAAACGGTCGCTGCGGTGTCCTTCCAAAATGCGGGGTCGTACCAGACGCCAGCGTCAGACCATGTCCCGTCGGTCAGGATCCAGTCGCTGGGATCGATGCCGCCGACGCGCTGATTGGCCTGCAGCGTCGGCAAGACTTGCGCATTCGCGAACCACAAGCTGAGAGGCGTCCCAAGCGCATAGTTCGCGGTGTCTTGGCACGTCGCCCGCGTGTTGTAACACTTTGTGTCCGCCGTCCCCGTTGCCGTGCAAGGCGCAACCCCGAATGTCCGCGAGCACAGAGGCTGGAGGATTTCCACAAGCTGGATTGGCTCTCTTCCGACTGGGTAATCAAGCATCAGTTATAACCCCGCGCCCTTGCCGACATCGAAACCGACATCAGATCGCGGATGCCCATGTTCTGCGGGACAGGAACCTGATCAAGTTGGCAGAAGCCGACATCCCCGAAAGTCTCCGGACGCCAAGCGATCCAGAACGGTTCTGCCTCTGTCGCAAGCTGGAAAGAGGGCCAGTTCACTCGGACCCAATCCGCAGTCAGGTTTTGCCAAGAATATTCTGTGGCGAGATAGGTCCGCTGCTTGACCCGCCCGAGATATTCGCCAGTCTCGCTGTAATTCGATCGCAGGATGGTCTGCCGTGCCATTGGGATTGGTGCGTGTCCGCCATAGATTGGCCGCTCCATCTGCATCGACGACCCGAACTTGACCACGCCGACCTCTGGTGCGGACCCTGTCGTCAGGATGAAGCGAAATTGCGTCCCGGTGCGAGGCTCGAATATGACCATCAGAGGCTCGTCGGACGTGACCGCCGTGGCTGACGTGATCGCGACCCACGTCGACCCGTTCCAATACTGGACCGCGATAGAGCAGCCATTGGTTCCAAGCGTGTGCGCTGCGATGGCGCAATAATCGACCTCTTCCGAAGAGCCGTGGTCATAGGTCCAGATGATGTTTGCCGCGCTGGGGTTGGTCGCAGGCTTCCACCGCTCGTAGGTAAGCGTATTGGTCGGCGCATCCGCATAGTATCCGGTTGCTGTGCTGTTTGCCGTGGCCGTGCCGCCCGACAACCAGTTCAGGCTGTGGGCGATCCGCGCATGGGTGAGTGGTTGATCGCCGCTTGGCAGGGTGTAGCCGCTTTCAAACTGTACTGTCATACGAGCCTCACCATCGCGCCGTCCTCGACCGCCTCGTTGATCTGATTGATCAGTTGCTGGACCTGAGACCGGCTGAACATATCCCCGCCCGTCAGGTGAATCGCCACGTTGCGGGAAGTTTGCGGTGCGCTGCCGCCCGCTGCTTGCTCTCCCGTGGTGCTGCCGCCCAGAGACGTTTGTCCAGAGCCGCCCTTGCCGACACCCTTGATGGCTGAAACCATGCCCATGCCAGCGCTCAACACGCTAGCCGCTGCCGCGAATTTGGCCAGAAATGGCACTCTCGGGTCAGCAAATGCCTGAGATGCAGCCCGCCATGCGTTCACCAGAGCCTCAGCCGCCCCGAACGCCTTGGACAGTTGCAACATCTTCTCATTGCCCTGAGCAAATGCCGAGGCCATGTCCCCGAAGAATGCGCCCGCCTGCTGTAGTCCGTCGCCGTAATACGCCTTGTCGATCCCGGCCATTTGTGCGGAATAGTTCTGTGCCGACCGAAGCGACATTTCCTCGAACTCTTGCTGCGTGATCAACCGAGCCTCAAGCGCGCTCTTAAGGGTCTCGAGCTGTTCGTCGTACGCCTTGGCATACATCTCAGCTTGCGTCGCAAGGCTGTCTCGCACTTTCTCTAGTTCGCGCGGCAACGGGTCTGCGCGACCAGCACGAGGAGCACGAGGAGGAGGCGGAAGGGGAACCCGATCGCGCCTGATGCCTCGGCGATACCGGCGTCGCGGCGGTCCGCCACTCGTCCCGGCGATGTCCTCGATAGCGGCATCTTTTGCCGCCGCCATTGCCTCCTCAAGGACGCCAGCCGCAGACGCAGCCGCCAAAAGGCCATCAACGATCGTCTGCGCCGCAGGACCGCCCAGCTCTTTCGCATAATCAATAGCCAAGGCGATTGACTTGGTGATTTCGTCCTTGCTCTCTGACTGCGCGATCCGGTCATAAGCCCTGATCATCGCGTCGATGGTTTCCGTCTGTTTAATGTACTCTGCGCCCGTCAACTGGGTGAGGCCAAGAACAGCCTTCGCGTTCTCAAGAAGCATCTTTTGCCCCTGCGTCAAGCTCTTCGCGTCAGCAATATCCCGAAGGTCTGACATTGCTTGTCGATAGCGCTCAATCGCCGGAGCTGCGTCGTCGAATGCGCCCGCAAGAAACTCCTTGATCCGCATCAGTTCAAGCTCGCGCAGATCGTCAATCAGTTGCTGCACCGCATAGCTCGCATCGCCAAAGGCCGCGACCGTATACAGCGCGATTTGTTCAGCAGTGGCTTGGCTGACTGTCCCGAGCCGGGCATAGGCGTCGGCAAGGTCGGCGACCCTGTTTGATGTGTCGTCAGCCGCGTCACCTGACCCGACAAGAGCGTCATAAAGCATTGGCAGACCGATGCCCGCCAACAGGCCGACAGCCGTTCCGACAGTCCCGAATGCAAGACCGATATCAGGTAGCTGGATCGCCAGAGCCTTGACGACATCCCCCGAGACCATGGCCATCTGGCCGACCTGCGAAAGCTGCAGGCTGACCATTCTGATGGCATTGGTATTCCTTGCTGCCGCCTGACCAATCCCGGCAAGACGAGTCCTGAAAAGATCAATGCCTCTGGTCGCCGCGCCAGAGAAGGTTGCGGCCAGACCAGAGACGGAATTCCGCAAGCCGCCGAGGGATGTCTTTGTCTTCTCTGCGATCCCGCCGAGAGACTGCAAGTTCGTCTTGGCCGACTGAAGCTCTGACTTTAGTCCGGACGCATCTCCGGTGATCTTGACGTGGATGCCGCTAAGCTCTGCCATTCTTCATCTTCTCCCGGTGCCGCGCCCTCGCGTCGTCCCACTCTGCCTCGCTAAATCCGCCAAGACCTTTCTTTGTCGACTTCATCTGGCTGTGCTTGTGGTCAAACAGCCACCACCATTCTTGCGGGGACATTCGCCAGAACTCAGTGGGCGATATGCTCCAGTCTGCCACCGCGAGCGAATATGCCGACTGCACCCATTCCGCCCACGTTACTTTTTTCCGCTTGGCTTATCCTTATTGGTAATGGCCGCAGACTTGGGCGTTGCGATCGCAGAGATGTAGCTTTCGGCCAGCTCCCGGCTTTCGACCAACCCCGCATCCATCATTGCCTCGCGCAAGGCTTCCTCGGTCATGGGCGAACCGGCCTCGGAAAGACCGATGTACAGCACCTTTGCGATTGCCGCCGTGTCGAGGATGATTTCCGGCTTGTAGTCGATCCCGCGCGCAGCAAATATAGCTTCTCGCGCGGCCTCCCTCACAAGTACCAGAATATCCCCGACCTCTTCCGCGATCCGCTCAGACGCGCCCCAAGTGATCGCCAGCTTGACGTTCTTGGAGCCGAGTTTTCCGCTGTACTCCCGCATTCACGCCACCTTACGACGACGAAGCGGTGTAGGTGACAGCGCCCGAGGACATGAAGGTTGCTGAGAACTCGACCGCCCCATCATGCTCGCCGTTCTGTTCGAAACTGGACAGATGGAACGTGCCAGAGACGTTGCCGGGGGATGCCAGCGACGACGGCAGATCGACCTTGAGGGTCTCGCCCGTGGTGCTGGCGTTGAAGAACTCAGCCAGCAGAGTCTCGCTCGACGTGATCCCGGAAACCGTGACCTCGATGGACTTGACACCCGGCTTGGCCAACAGCTTGCGCCACCCCGCGTCGTCGTCCGTGGTCACGTCCACCATTTCATTGCTTGCCGAAAACCCTCGGGTGCGGACGCCAACCAGCGTGACCGCGTCCCAATCGATGGTCATATCTCGACCGTTGAACCCAGCCATGTCAATTCTCCTTCTGGATGGTCATGATGAAGCGCATAACCCCGTGTCTCGTCTCACCGTCAGGATCGCGCATTGCCTGTGAAAACTCGCAAAGACAGTCCACCAAATTGTAACCGGCCTTGTAGACCTCGAGCCTGTTGAGGATGTCGTAGGTCTCCCCCATCAGGTCTTTGGTCTCTTTGAAACCGGCAGATCGGCTCCATATGTCGACGCCGATTGTGATTCTCTTTCCGAGCGTGTCGTCTGTGTCCCAAGCCGAAGAGCTGTCTGCCCCGATCACGATGTATGGGAAGTTCTCTCTTGGCATTCCCTCGGGAAGGTACGGAACATCATCGTAAACGCCGACCGAAACAGGTGCCCAAGACCACCACACAGCGCTGTCGTCCCAGCTGTTCGCATCAACCCAAACTCCATTGGCAACAACAAACGGAACGGTGTTGCCCGTCAAGGCCCCGTACACGATCTCTTGTGCTGCCGTCTCGAAGCTCATTTGAGAGAGTCCAATCTCGCCTTCAGCTCTTTGGTCACGTTCATTATCGCCGTTTTGAAGCTATTAAGCAACCACGGTCTTTTGGCCATCTTGGTTGTACCGAATTCGAGCCAAGAGCCATATTCGAGCCTTGTCCCGACAGTCCCTTCCATCCTCGGACCCGGAACTGACCGCTCGACGATTATGCTGCGGCTGAGCGTCCCTGTGTCGGTGGCCGGATATTGGCCGGGAGCAGATGCCTTGTGAACTGGCGACAGGTTCTGGGGTCCGCCGCCCGGAACGAACGCAACCGGAGGGCCATCAGCCGAGCCTGCGCGGATGGTCATGTACTTCTCGCCGGGGATCCGGTAGTAGACCGTGCCAGACGGAGAGCCATTGTTGATGCCATCCCTTGCGAGAAGCTGGGTGTCATCCAAGACATCATTGATTGTGTCCGAGACAATATCGTCCGACCGATCAGAAATCTTTGTCAGCTGCGAGAGCAACTTGTCTAGGCCAGAGATGTCGATCGCGGTTGATTTCAAGATGGTGCGCCTTCCGTCAGGAGCAGTTCCAGCCAAGTGCCATCGCCATCAACATCTATCACAGCCGTGATGCCGTAAGTCCTGCCGCGATACACAACCCTGTCCGCCGCGCTATAATATGGTGCACCTTCTGCGTTGCCGCGAAAGCGGATGATCGCCCGGACAGAGATGCTAGGCTGAATGCGCATGGCCTGAAAGCGTTCGCTTCCACCCATCGGACTCCACATCGCCCAAACATCGTCCCCGGCACTCCATGCCTCTGTCCATCCGCCCATGCCATCAGAAGATTGCGTCTTCCTTTGGATGGTTATCCGGCTGGACAGTTGGCGCGCAGAGTATTTCGAGCAGCAATTCACCATGCCAGTTCGTCTGCCCTTCTGTAAGGTGCCAAGAGCCTCTTGATTTCGTCCGTCATGCCCTCGCAACCATCATACAGCTGCTCGACATAGCTGCGGATCGCCTGCAAGATCGGGCTGGGGATCGAGCCGCTGCCATAGCCCGCAACATAGGTGACCTCCAGCGCATCCTGCGCCCGAAGATTGGTCGGCCAAGTCTCTCCCTCGTTCAGATAGATCCTGCCGGATTGCAGATCTACCTGATACTTCAAAGAGCTGAATGTGCTGGAATTGTTGCTGCGGTCGTAGGTGACAACAGATGTCACACTTTGCAGGACCGGGAACGGAAGATCGAGCGTTTGTCCGCCGCCAAGGACATAGGGGACGCTTGCGGTGTGGAAACCGGGCCCAAGAGCGAGCAGCCTTTCATCGGCCTCTTCGTCGGTGAAGCCGTCCGCCTTGAAGACGAAGGTCTCCGTCAGGATTGCCCTCCGAAGATATTGCTTGATGGCCTCGGTGGCCGTAGCGATGTAGGCGGCAATGACCGCATCATCATCAGAGGTGTCGACGCGAAGGAATGTCTTCATGTCTGCTATGCTGATTGCCCGGCTGTCGGTGCTGGTCGTGACGTAGACGGACTTGCGGTTGTATCTCATCGCTTCGCCTTCCTCGGCTTGCCGCTTGCGGCCTTGTTCTCAGGAGCAGCGTGAATGGCCTTCGTTATGATCTCGCAAGCACCAGCATCGATCAAGATCCTGAGTAGGTCGTCACTGACCTCATGGGCGCTTCCTTGTGCCCAAGTCTGAACATTGATCCCGTCCGGAGCAACAGGCAGGGTCCGGAGCATCTTGATTGTGGTCATGGGCTGTGCGTCCTTTGCAGAAAGATCGCTTTGTTCCAGACGCTGACGTCCTCGGAGAAATTGAAGAAGAACCTTGCGCCGTATTGGTTGAATGCTGGGGTGGCAAACAGGGTGCCGTTGAAGAAGAAGTAGTCTTCGATGTCGCTCCCCTTCGTCATCGCTCTGCGATCTCTGGAGATCGTTGTGCCGTAATCAGAACCAATGCCGACATCGACCTCGACAAATGTTGCCGTGCTGCTCGACTTGCTAGCCTGAAATGTGAGGTTGATGTTGTAGGTCTCTCCGGTCGCAAACGGCTGGATTGTGCTGTTTCCCAAAACATCAGTGCCGATGCCGCGACGAAAGTTGATGTTGGTGCCGGTCCCAAGTCCGTCAATCGTCACGTGCACCCTCGCTCCTGCCGCGATTGATTGCTTGTTGCTTGAGGTGTGAGTCGCGTCCTCGAAATACAGCCATCCGCCGTCGTAGCCCGTCCGACGCTCTTGTCCGTCGTCAAGACGGATGAGCATGTCTGCTGCGCGTTTGTTGTCTTCGGTGGCGCTGGGGATGCTTTCCCACGGGATATTCGATGACATTGCAGTCCCCAATCAGAGAGATGACGGGGCGACCGGAGCCGCCCCGTCGATGGTCTTAGGTTGCGGCGGTGCCGCTGTCGATGGTGGCGGATCCCATGTTCCCGCCCTTCATCTTGATCGCATGGCAAGTCACCACAGCGGCGGTGCCGGTCGTGCCGGTGGCCACGAGACGGACATACCGCTTGGAGCCACGATAGCCGATGGTGCCGATCATCTTGTTGTCGTCGGTGTCGGCGGTCACGGTCAGAGCAGCCTCGGTTCCGATCAGGTCAGCGTCGGCCACAGCGGTTGCCGAAGCAGCTGCGGTGGTGTCGCCTTCCTGCACCTCGAACGAGAAGCCGGAAGCGGTGCCTGCATCGGTCACTGTGCCGGTGCCGACGGTGAACGTCAGCGACTGCCATCCCTGCATGTCGATCCAGCTGCCAGCAGCCGGAGTCGTACCAGACAGAGTTGCCGACAGTGCCATGCCGTACTCAGCGTTGTTGCGCGTATCGAACATCAGTCATATCCTCCTTACGCTGCGACTTTGCCGATGGCGATGCCATCGAAATTGGTCACGTCGCCGCCGACACGCTGGGTGGTGTAGTAGGTGACGAAACCCTTGTTGCTGTACGGATCGCGCAGAACCTGCAGACCGACGCGATCGACGATGGTGTAGGCCACCGAGAAGTCGGCATAGACGATCGACAGCGCATTCGCCGCGACAGCAGGCATGTCATCCATGAAGATGACCCGCTTACCAAGCAGCTGAATCGACGCCTGACCATTGGCCAGCAGCACCGGGCTGAAGAAGTAGTTGTCAGCACCCTTCAGCTGCAGAGCCGCGCCGAAGGTCGTGCGCTTCATGCCCCACACAGCACCAGCCTGATAGCCTTCCTTGAGAGCGTTCTGCACCTCGATCAGACCATCCGCATTCAGCGCAGCCGCCGAACCCATGTTGATCTGATTGATCTTGCCACGCTCGTAGGTGCCGGAGACTGCCTGAGCCGGATAGGTCAGGAAGCCGCGCGGCTGGTTGACGCCGGTGCCGTTGACGAACGCGGTGTTCTGCGTGCGAGCGAACTTGTCGGAGACCTTTCCGGCAAGCCATGCCTCGACATTGAGATACGCATCCTCGATCATTTCGGTGGTCAGGCGCGGATCGGCTTCGATCTTGTGCGCTGCGATCACCTTCTGGCCGAGTTGGGGCGTATCCGTCTCACCGCCCGATGCGCCTTCGCCGACCCAGCGGGCCGAAGCCTCGTTGTCGTCGATGAGGACATCGATCGACTTCGAGCCGGTGCGCTCGACATTCGCGACCTGCCGGAGGGGCGAAGTCTCGAAGATCCGCGAGACGACAGTCTGCGAAAGTTCCGGGCGGACGAGATATCCGCCGTCCGGATTGACGTCGGTCGACATGGCCTTGATCTCGATGCCTTCGGAGCCAGCCTTGAAGCCGGTGGGCAGCGTGCCATAGGCCATGTACTCGCGAAGAGCATCGCGGTGCTTGGTCTCGGCCTCGTCGTCGAGCTTGCCGCTCTTGCCCTCGTTGCCGTTTTGCGGGCGACGGACAGCAGCCTCCAGCTTGGCCTGCTTGGCCTGAAGGTCGGCGAACTTGGCGGTGACCTCTTCGGCCATGCGCTGATGCTTCTCTTCGGTCACAACATCCTTCGGGGCGCTGGACTTCATCTCGTCGATCTCCTTGCGAAGCTCGACGAGCGTCGGGTTGATCTTTTCGACCAGCCCCTTGATTTCTGCAAAATCAGACATTGAGTCCTCCTATGCTTTGCAGGGTTGAGTTCAGAAGGGCTTTGAGCTCGTCAACCTCTCGCTGATCGTCCTCCGGGACAATGGCGTCTGCCTCGCGCAGAACATCATCGCGCCGCTTCCACGCTGCATTTGCCATTGCCTTGGCCTCGCTGCGTGTGAATCCCATTTGCCGAAGCACGGTCTCGACATCCCGTACTTCGACGCTCTTGAAGCTCGTCACGAATGCTGCTGCGTTGGCAGGGGCGGTGACGAGTGACGTTTCGAACAGGTCCACGCGCTTCAGGCGACGATTGTTGCCGTCCATCGCGTAATCTTTCGTGATGTAGCCGATCGAGAGCCCGTCGATAGCACCGGCCTTCACCAGCTCGTAGGCGTCTCGACCCTTGGTCGACTTGATGGCAATTCGACCTTTCATGTAAAGGCCGCGCGAGTCCTCTTGGTACTCGTCCCAGACGCCGATCGGATCGGACATGTTGTGCTGCCAAAGCATCTTTGGCTTGCGGACCGCGAGCGTGTCCCGGAAGGCACCCGGCTCGATCACATCGCCATAGCTGTCGACGTTCCCAAATACAGCGCCATATCCCTCGATGTGGCCTTCTTCGCCAGTCGCCTTGATGTCAAGGCTCAGGCTCTTCTGCTCGATAGTCATCTCAGACCTTTCTTCCCATTTGGAGCTGCAGACGGCAAATCTCTGGCCAGAGTCGGGGAAATCTGCAATGGCTTCTGGATCGGCCATACACCGGTCGATCCAGTCTTCTCGTCCTTCGTCTGCGCGCGGTGTTGGCATTGAGGCTCCATCGTTGGCGGCATTATGCCCTTTTATGAGCGATTAGACAAGTCACAACACAAGACCAGCTGAAGGGTCGGACTCTGCGACCGGATCCTGAAGATCTTCTGGCCCGAATGGCTCTCCTGCGTCCATAGCATCAAGCATGTAATCCTCAAGCCTGATGTAATCCCGATAGGACATCCCGCGACTGTCTGGCCAGTAGGCGTCCGGGAACATCCGGAAGTACCTCTCCAGCGTGTCGGAGAAGGTTTCTGAGATGGTTCCATCACCCAAGTTTGCCATTGATGTAGTCCTCTATGATGCCCTCGAACCGCTTGGAGGTATTCGGGAAGAACCGACGGAAGATGGTGTATTGGGTCGCAGAACCGCTCGTGTACGCCTCGAACCAGTTAGCCCAAATCTGGGCATTGTTCCCGGATCCATATGCCCAGATCCCTGTCGTCGGCTTGGCGGTCTCGGACAGAAGCTCTTGGAACGATGGATCCTTGAACACGCTCTTGTCGTACTCGCGGAATTGCTCGTAATACTCGACGCTGTGTCCAAAGCGGTAGCCGATCTTCTGGTTGGTAGCCGCGCCGATGCTGTCCGAAAGGCCAGAAAGCATCGATTCATGCCCATACGAGCCTCTGTTCAGGAAGAAGTGGTGGTCGCCCTCGTCGTACGAGGCCAAGAAGCGGATGGACTCATCAATCCGCTCATCAAGGTCGTATGCCTTCTTGTAGAAGTCGGGGAACAGATCCTCCACCTCTTCGAGCGACATCCCGCGCTTGTTGAGTTGCTCTTGCATCTTCGCCCTCAGGGCAGAGTCAGTGGTGATGTCTGGCCCGAATTCCTTCTGGATCTTTGCCTCTCTCAAGAGGACTTTCTCGTAGAACCCTTCAGAAGGGCTGACGTGCGTCTTTGTCCATGAATTGAAGAATTTGCTCGATCTCTGCGCAAACAGCAGTTCAGCATCCTCCTGCATCTGCTTGCGCGCAAGACGAGAGATGCCGATTGATCGGCTGATGGTGTAGGCATTGGAGCCAAGCCTCGCCAAGAGACGCCGCTCGATCTGGGCGTCGATGTGATGGC